TCCGAAATCCAACGTATCGAGGTGCCTGCCCAAGCCGCTGAGTTTTTCCGAATCAAAATCGAAAACGCGCCATGAAAACCATCGCCATACTCGCCTGCCTAGCTCTCACCTCCTGCGGCGGGACGTTTACCATCACTCCTTACGGCACAGTATCCTACACCACCCCAAAACTAATCCAACCACTCCCAACAAAATGAACGCCAAAGATCTACCAACTTTCGAAGAGTGGTTTGACTCCCTAGGATTTACTTACTTCTCAGCCGACGAATTCACTTCCTATTTCAACCGCTATCGCGGCAAAGTAAAAAACTCTATCCCGCCACGTAATCTGTGGACTAACATCGTTCACACCTTATGGGTCCTTGAAGACCTACGCCGCCACTTCGACCGTCCCATTGTCCTTCTTTCTTCCTACCGCTCACCTGCCTACAACAAAGCAGTTGGCGGTGAATCCAAATCGCTTCACATGAAATTTAACGCCCTTGACTTCGCAGTCGCAGGTCATTCCCCAAACGACGTGACCAAGATCCTCAAACGCTGGCGCACCAACAAAAAATTCTCCGGCGGCATTGGAACCTACCCCACCTTCGTTCATCTCGACACCCGCGGCTACAACGCCACATGGTAATGGTCCTGTTCATGTTATGAACAAGTTATGAGTAAAATTGAACAACACGAAGAACTTTTTGCACTTAAGAAGCTTGAGCGTCTTAAGGATTCGTATGGTCTTCTTTTTTACACGCCTCATGAAAAACAAGACGAGTTTCACGCGGCGGGCAATGTTAAGCGTCGGTATGTCAGGACGGGTAATCGGTTTGGCAAGAGCACGATGGGCGGGGCGGAAGATTGCGCTTGGGCCATTGGTGAACGTCCGTGGTATCCGAAGAATGATCCGAGGAGGTCGATTGGTATTCCCAAGCACAGTACGAAGGGATTGATTATTGTCGCTGACTGGGATAAGGCACATGAAATTTTTACAAACCCGGTGAAGGGTCAGGGGCAAGGGAAGTTGTTTAAGTTCTTACCGAAGGATTCGATTGTGAGAACGAGTCGGAATAATGCCGGGGTTATTAGTGAGATTACTGTAAAGTCGATTTGGGGAGGGGAGAGTTCGATTCTTCTCGATACCGTGAAGTCCTTTGCTTCTAACCCGATGGGGCAGGAATCGAGTGACTGGGATTGGATTCATGTTGATGAGCCTTGTCCAAAAGACATGTGGGTGGCTAACTCACGCGGACTTATTGATCGTAATGGGAGTGCGTGGTTTACATGCACGCCTATTAATCATCCGTGGATTAACGATATGTTCGTGCCGCGGGATGTGTTTCGTCTGCAGGATGGAATGACGGTGCGGAAGGATGAGTATCATATGATGATTGTAGGGTCGTCGTATGACAATCCGCACAATGCTGAAGAAGCGTTGAAGATGTTTGAGAATGATCTGACTGAGGAGCAGAAACAGTGCCGGATACAAGGTATCCCGCTGGCGCTTTCAGGTCTGGTCTATAAAGAGTTTCACCCTTCGGACTCGTTGTATCGTGGGACACCAAGCGGTTGGAAGAATCCAATGTGTCCTCCGGATAACTACACGATTCGCCTAGCAATAGATCCGCACCCTCAGGTGCCTCACGCCGTGTTGTTTGCGGCAACTAGTCCGGAGGGCCAAACGTTCTTTTTTGCTGAAATCTTTCGGAAGCTGAGCGCGGTGCAGTTGTGCGAGGCGATCAATGAGATTGTCGGTTTGAGACATGTGCAGATTTACTTGTGCGATCCCGCGGCTTACGTCCCTTCAAACATAGATCAGAGTGTTATGGCTGATGTTCTGATCGAAAACGGGGTGTTTGTCGAAAAAGCGAGTAAGGACTTGAGCCGTGGGATCATTACTACACAGGCTGCGTTGTCGGAGACGATTGCAAGTCCGCTTGGAGTGAGGCAACGCAAGCTGCTTTTTGGCGAACATTTGCAAGAGACTCGGTGGGAGTTTGACCACTATACGTGGAACCCGACGCGTCCTAACAAGCCGATCGATAAGCATGATCACATGATGGAGAACTTGTATCGGCTCGTGTTAGAAGGCCTAGAATACGTTCCGCCCGAGAATGAAGACGAGTTCAAATACATCGGATATAAAATCCCAACTAATAACAGATTTGACGTGCCGCGTCAGGTCGAAATCGCTTTACGCTAATGGACCCACGAATTGCAAAGGAATTAAGTCGCGAAGAACATACGATGTTCCATCAGGAAATGTTGGATCATTGCCGCGGACTTGTCAGATCGTCGCGCAATTACATGCAGACGTTTTACTCTACGTGGGAAGAATGGCATAATATCTATCGGTCGTATCGGTGCGAGGATAAGAATGACGTGAAAGCGAAGGAAGAAGGACGGCCCTCGAAGCAGGTCATACCGATGACGTATGCAAAGGTTCAGACGTTCGTTAGTTTTGTGATGGCGATCATGACACAGCGTCAAAGGGTGTTTGAGTTGGACGCGCAGGGGGTGGAGGACTATGAATATAAGGAATTGTGCGAGAAGATTCTCGATTCAGACGTCAAGCAGAATCCGTTTCACAAAGTTCTGCGTCAGCACCTGACGGACATCGCTAAGTTTGGGTTGGGGATCATGAAACATACTTGGGATGAAGAGTATGTGTATGTTCCGACGACCATGCAAGGGCCTGAGATCAAGATTTTCGGGTTGAGTTTCGGAGGCAAGACAACGACCGAAGTTCAGAAGGTCTTGAAGCGGCAAGGGAATAAACTCTGCTGCATTAGCCCGTTTGATTTCTTTCCTGATACGCGCTATCCGCTTTCGGACCTGCACAAGGGCGAGTTCTGCGCGGATGAGTGTGATATGTCCCGCAACGATCTGTTCCGCAGGCAGTCCGAAGGAACTGTTGCTGGGATTAAGCATGTCGAGACTATTTCCAATGAAGCGGCCGACCGCATGCGTCAATACGCCAAGCGTTCACGCGTCAACTTCGACGATCCGTCAAAAACCTCCCATATCGTGCGTGTGACGCGCATGCAGGTGAAGGTCACCCCGAGCCAATTTTTGCTTTCAGATGGTCGCGCGTTAGGCAAAGAAGACACCCCGACCATGTATGTGGTCGAGATCGCCAACGATAGCCGCATCATCCGCTGCGAACCAGCGGGATATCTCCACGGTGAGTTTACTTACGAGGTCGGACAGTTCGATGAGGACCAACACGACTTCATTAACCAGTCCCTGTCTGACGTCTTGGATCGTCTCCAAGAAACGATCGACTGGTTCATGAACTCGCGAGTCGAATCCGTGACGCGAACGATTGACAACCAGTTGGTAGTGGATCCTCTGGGAGTCGACATGGCGACGATCGTCAATCGTTCGCGAGTTATTTTGTTGAAAAAAGGCGCATCTCGCACCGGGGTCGACCGCTACATCAAGCAGTTGCAGGTGCAAGACGTGACGTCACGGCATATGGACGATGTTCAGCAGCTCACTACGATCATGCAAATGGTTTCGGGCGTGAATGAAAACGCCATGGGGCAGTATCATACGGGCCGACGCTCTGCCACTGAGTCTCGTGTGGTCGCACAAGGCGCTGCCGCTCGGTTAAAAAACATCGCAGAATCTATCTGGTATTCCTCGCTCCAACCAACTGGACTAAAAATGCTCTTGAACCTTCGACAAGGTCTAAGTGAAGAATCAATAATAAAAGTGGCCGGCGAGGAATACCTTCAAAAACCTGAGTTGATCCAGCGCTTTAGCGCTTCACCACAAGAACTCGTACGTCAGTGCGATTACTTCATGTACGACGGCACGCTGGCGTCAGAAAAAGCCTACATGGCACAGACGCTGTTGGAGCTGTTTACTACCGTCACCACACTCGGCCCACAAGGCCTGATCAATCTGGAAATCTCGCCCAAACTCCTCATCGAGAAAATCTACGAACTGCTTGGTGTGGGTTCACTTCAGCAATTCAACCTCGCGAAAGATCCTCAAACTCTCATGAACCTCGTAAACATGATAGTCCAACAAACAATGCAACAATATGCACAACAACTTCCAGCCCCAGGAGCAAATGAAGCCGTCGGAAGCCAAACGCCTGCTAGTGGAACTCCATGATTTCCGCAACACCGCACTTTACCGACATTTCATCTCCCATTTTCAAACACTCTACGACGTATCAGTCGAGCAAATCCTCGAAGAACGTCTCAAAGGTCCCGAAACCCTTTATACGCGCGAAGGGTGGATAGGCGAAGCACGCGTTGTAAAACTTCAAATCACATGGTTTGACGAATTGCAACAAGCGCTTGAGCAACTAGTGCGCGAGCAAGAAGACTAAACGCAAACAACCAAATATATGTTCGATAACGACGACGATGATGACGATCTCATGAATGACGATCGCAGCCGAAACGACGACCAGTTCAATCCGGACGACGACGACAACGATGACGCTCCGCCCGCGCCGGTAACCCCGCCTGCGGTCGACCACGACGCCATCGCACGCACAGTCGCTGCCACCATGCAGCAGTTCCAAGCGCCCCAACCCCAACGTCAAATGACGCAAGAAGAACTTGCGCAGCATTACCAAGTCTGGAATCCGGACGAGCGTTATGTTAATGACATGAACAAGTTGGTCGATCCTGAAGTTCCACTTGACGAGCGGCTCAAGATGCTCGCGCAGTTAAGGGACGGGATTGTTAATCAGGCGTTCAGAGGAGCTGAGCTGTTGGTGGAACAACGGCTTAACGAATTTCAGCAACAAGTCGCTCCGGCGGTGAAGATTGCACAAGAGCGCGAGAGTAAGGTGTTGATGAAAGAGTTTGAAACCAAGTATCCTGCACTGAAAGGTCAGAAGGAGTTGGTTGACTCGATCACAGCACGTCTCGGTGCACAAGGTTTCAGACCCAAGTCGAAAGACGAGGCGTTCGGAAAGGTGGCGGAAGTAGCGGAGACTATCCTGAAAGGGGTTGATCCGAACTTCTCGCTAAAGTCAAAGGGTGGATCGAATGGTAATCCACCGATGGCCGGCACAGGAATGGGCGGACAGTCGGGAGGCTTCCAGCAGACACGACAGCCAACGCAGTCGAAGAAGCGCGGAGGTCTTGCGTCGTTCTTCCAGAATCGGTGACGGACAAGTCAGTGAAAGTGAAACAACAAATAGAAACATAACCGAAACATCATTATGAGTGCTATTCTTGGCCTTGTTAGTGGAAAAACGTTCTCGGACAATAGTTTCCATAACCGTAACAACCGGCGTCGGATTTTCCACGACTACCCGGTTGGCCAGTTCCCGCTTACGGGGCTGTTGTCCTTGATGGACACGGAGGAAACTGATTCGTCCGAATTTGGGTGGTATGAAAAGCGTTTTGAAACGCCGGAGACCACGTTGGATACGACAGCTGCCTTTACGAACACGTCTAACGTGTCGTTGGGTGCAACTGCGACTTTGGTAGCAGGCACGACTTACCGCGTTATCGTGGCGAGCACGGCTTCATTCCAAGCTCGCCAGCAGATCTGGATTCCAGATTTGTATGTGAGTGCTGGTGTGTTCACTGAAGTCAAAGGTGTGATCACGCAGATCGTGTCCGCAACGATTCTGGAATTCACGGCGTCCCAGGCGACTGGTGCAATCGTGAACAGTGGAACTTCGCCGACTGGTGTTATTAACACGAAGTGCTACTGCATCGGTAATGCCTATGGTGAAGGTGCCACGTCGGGAAGTGGTCGCTTCTATCCGCCGATTAATGTGACGAACTACACGCAAATCTTCCGAAATGCGTTTTCGTTCACGCGCTCGGCGCTGAAGTCTCCGACGAACTTCGACAAGACCGGTATCTATCGTGAGAAGGCTGAGGACAACCTCCGTCAACACATGGTGGAAATGGAAATGGCGTTCCTGTTCGGCGCGAAGCGGACTGAGAACGTGACCGAAGGTGGTGAGACTGTCCCGCGTCGTCTGACCGGTGGCATCATCTACTTCCTCGAGCAGTGGGAAGCAGCGAACTCGGTGTATCGCGGTGGCTCTGGTGCTCCTGCGGTGACGTCGATCACGGACGACCTCAAACGAATCATTCCAGCGACAAGCTCGACTGTGACGTTTAAGGTGTTCAACCAATGGCTGGAGCGCGCGTTCCGGACGACTAACGATAAGTCGTTCGAAAAGCTGATGCTTTGCGGCTCCGGTTTCCTTGCAGCGGTCAACACGATTCTCGAATCGAAGGCCAGTTTGAACAAGGACTTCGGAGTTCAGAAGGTCTATGGAATGAATGTCGTGACGTGGGAAACTCCGTTCGGCACCATCCACTTCAAGACCCATCCGTTGTTCAGCCGCCAAGCGAACCTGCGGTATAACGGTCTGTTGCTCGATGTGCAGAACCTCAAGTTCCGCGCGTTGAACGACAGCGATACGACCTTGCTCACCAATCGTCAGGCTCCTGACTATGACGGTCGCAAGGATGAGTGGATCACTGAAGCCGGACTGGAAGTCAACTTCCCGGAAAGCTGCATGTATCTGAAGGACGTGCAGACTATCTCTGCGACGTAAACCATACAACAACTGAAACACACATAATATGAATGCTGAAAGTCTACGTAAAGGCGGCCCGATTGGTTCGGGCAATCAGGGTGGGAAAGACGTCAAGTCGACCTCACACCTAAACACGACCGCGCGGGAAACTGCCGCGCACAACTCCGCGACCAACGTGCAAACCAAACACTCGACCTCCAAAAAGGGGTATGGTGAGCTTGGTGGCAAAGGTCACGGCGGTGCTATGTAATCATTAACTCCCTGCCGGTCATGTCTACGCTACAAAATTTGAAAGATCAGGTTAAACGTTATTTCTCCAGCAACACGTCGCTGTATACTGTTGTTCAAGGTCAACCCGAACAGGTTTCAGACCTCGAGCACCAGATCAATATCGCGCTTGTGCTGGCGGCAAATAACGCACGCCGATTCGCAGAAATGCGACACGATTTCTCAGCGTTTGATGTGACCGGCAGGGCCACCGTCGTCGGAGGCGCAGTGGTGTCTTTGGATTCGGTGGAATTGCTTGACGGATATGGAACAGGGAATGTCTCGATGAAAAGCGTTCGCGCGGTTCACACGGTGACTGACGACCAGTACGAAAAGCCACTCAAAGTGGTGCAGAAGCAGACCGAGGTTATTGCTTCTTGGAAACGGGACCAGTTGGCAACGGCCAGCAGATACGGGAGGAGTGATGTTGCAGACAGCACTTGGACCGGAGATCCTTACGCCATGATTAATGGCAGATTTTTGTCGATACAGCCTTTGGGAGATTACACGATTCATATCGACGGTAATCGGTGGGCTGACGATTACATTCACGATGACGACACAGACTTCTTCTTGCAGAAGGGTTTCGAATTTATGCAGTGGCAGATGATTGTGGAAATGAACAACATGTTGTTGAAGTTCGTTCCACGTCAAGAAGGTTCGCTGCCAGCGCCGACACAAGCGCGCGACATTGCACTTGAGAACCTCATTGCCATGGACAGTTATTCAATCGCCGGTAACATTTACCACGACCTGTAATGGATATTATTAACAATCTCAGAAACATTCTCGTTCAGCGGCTTGACGGCACGTTAATGGGACCGCCCGTGCACTCGCAAGAGTTTGACCAGCGGACGCTGACGAATATGGATGTGGTGACGTTCGAAGTTACTAACGGCGCAAAGCTGCGTGACCCGCTTCCGTTCGGCTTGTTGTGGGAGGTGATTCCAATGAACATCAACAAGTCCAAGTTGGTGATTAAGACTTCACCGCATACGGCACCTAACATTTTCAATATCCTTCGTGGTCAGCGCACAGACAAAGAACTGTGGGTGTCGACACAGTTTACTGAGCAGATTGTTTCCCCGGACTCGGAATTCGAGAATGATCCGACCATCGAGTATAGTCCAATTGACGAATACCTTTCACTCAAAACCACTCGCGTCATCCCGACGGCTGCACTTGAAGCGTATGTGCTGTCATATCCCACAAAAGTAAGTGTTGACATTCCGAGAGTCTTACGTAGTATTTCTGTAGTGTGGAGTTCATCTTCGGACGTAGGCGAACAAGAAGCACGTTATCTTGGAACAGCGACTGGTGATTCATGGTCGTTGCCAGCGCAAATCGACGACTCCGCAATCTCGGGAGGTTCAGAAATTCCTGAGTTGCAGATTAACTACGACGATTATTCTAATCAAAATCTTTACGGCACAGCCTACGCGTTCTTCATGCCTCAAAATGCTGTGACGATTGCGACAGTGTTGACGAAACTGGAAGAACTTGCAGGAGCAGCTGTGGTTGTCTGGCCAACATTCAAATTGGCAAGTCGGACGATCACTGCGACCGGGCAAAACATCAGCATTCGCTGCAACGCGCAAGCTCAGTTGAACGTCGATTACGCCGATGGTGGTGTCACACGCGTGATTAACGCGGGTAGTGAGAGCAGCAATATCAGCCGCAATGTCACAGTATCGTCCGTGCAACTTCCGCCAATGCTCTGCGATGGCATCACGCTTTCTGGCACATCAAAATCAACCGCACTTTCGGCCACAGCTGCGGTGGTGTTGACTAACACGCCAACTTCCAACACTAGCACATCTTCCATAACCCGCAATGACACAATCGTCGGCAGCGTATCGCCTACTACAATTCCAGCAACTCAAGCTCTTCCAGTTTCAGGCCTCTACCTCATAGACGTAAAAGTCGCTCCATACGACTGGGGTTACGTCAAGGTCTATGCCGAAGTATTTAACGCTACAGCTCTCGCAGTATGAACGAAACCCTTCGAAATCGCATAACACGCGAACGCAACGAGCGCAAGGCCTTTAGCGACTTGCGTGAATTTGCACGTCAATCCAACGAGCGCAATCAAAGCAACAGTGCTGCCCGACTGATTAATACCGAACGACGTGATGAGATTAACACAAAAGTTAGACAAGTTTTAGCTCCAGTTATCCCAAAAGAAATACCACGTCCTGCGCCTGTCGAAACCAATGCAGTATTGGGCACAGCCCCAGAAATGGGTGCGTTTTACGGCTTTTACACGGTGCCTGACGGAGCAGGCGCCGGAGACATATACTTACAAGGCGGCACAATTGGAGGTGAAGCTGTGGCCACATTAGACTTAAAGCTCTACGATGCGTCTTCCGACGCATGGGAAGGCACCATGGACGAACACCTGTATGTCACCGCTGCGGGGGACGGTGTTGTGGAGGATCTGGTCTTGCTTCCGGGGTTTGTGGTGAGCGCCATCACAGGTCCCCTCATCGGCACGCCGCCAGCGGACAGCCTCCCAACAGCGTTAGACGCGTCGGGCGCTTGTAGGATTTCTCTCGGGGTTTTTACAGGCTCTGGATTCATGCCCGCCGCCATCGGCAACCGCTCCATCACCTTCTGTCCTGGTGGAGCCTTCATCGTCACGCCATGAGTATTGAAACGCTAGATGACTGGAACGAGCGCATCGCGGCAGGCTGTGGCTGCTGTGAAATGCCGTCGTGTCCTGTGCCAACAAGGGAGTGTGAGAGCATCACCGGAATCGCGGGATGTCCACTAGCACCCGATCCGGGAGAAGAGCCAGCCGAAAACGAATCCATCACTTATGGATGTTTCATTCCGTTTGAAGCGGCAGCTCTGGATGCTGAGGACGATCTTGCGGTTTATACCATGCTGCGCGAATCCACGTCAGAAAACCACATTGAGGGAACATACAAATCGTTTTTTTCGGATATTGATGTCGAAGGAGACGATGCTAGAAGATCTGAATTGACCACAATCACTTATCCAGCTTCGCCAGACACTGATAACATTTCAACGCAGGGTTGGTTCCAGACGTCTTTTGAAGATCCTACAGGAATATGGCAAATCACTGAATATGATGACAGCGGCACGGCGACAGAAGCACCGCCCGGTGTCACTGAATGGGAAGAAGAGGATGATGTTTGCGAAATGACCGCAACCAGTCTGATTAAAAAAACGGGCGTTGAATCAGCGGAATCTGGTAGCGTAAGCGGTTTTCGCACAACAACGAATTTGGTTCAAACTACCGACCCGGCAACGCAAACCAGCATTTTTGAATATGCCTGGGAGTTGGAAAAAGCCGCGCTAAAAACCGAAGCAACGCTTTCCGTCCCTTATACCAAAGCCGAGATGGTCGCGGAAGCAGAGGCAAATTTGCCGACAGAATTTCCAGAACTCCCGACAGATACAGATTGCGCTTCGTCAAAAATCATCACTTGGCCCAAAAAGAAAGATTTCAGTTGGCCCACATGCGCTGACGCCGAATCAAGAAACGCAAGCCTTGGTGCTGCAATTACAAAAGCCCGCTTCCGCTGGGTGATTCCCGACACATGGGCGGGCAGCCATTTCAAGATCACTTGGGACGTGGTTTTTTTTCCAGAGGACGAATCCGCGCCCACGGTCATTGCCACCGATCAGACGTGGACATGGATTGGCCCCGGCGACCCTGAAGACGCCGACACATGGAAAAGCGAATGGCATGAAGTCCCCGTGCCGACCGCGCCGGGAGAGACACGCGTCGTCAACATCCGCTTCGAGTGCTACCAAGGCCCCTACGGCAACAAACCGCAAATCACCGGCGAAGCCTACGACATTCCGACATGACCCCCATCCCACGAGTTTCCGCCAAGAAGTATCCGGCCAGCACGCCGGAGAAGCCGGTCGGCGTTCCCATCCCAGTGAAGCCGGGAGCGAGCACGCAGGCGCGGTGCAAGACGTGCGGAACAGATAAATCAAATTTAACCAAACAACATAACCATCATGAAACGACAACATCAACAATATGACACCGACCTGTTGCAAATGCAGCAACAAGTCGATCTCATGAAATCAATGGGACTTTTTCAAGATCCCACTCAACAAGCCATGGGTCTTGTTCAGCTCATGAACACGTCTCAAGCGCCAGGGATTCAACAAGAGCAGTTCGGGCGTGAGATGGGGTTTAAAGAGTTGATGGGGCAGCAGGAACAGGACTATAGGAATCGGACGTTGGACCAGCAGAGTCAGCATCAGAAGTGGCAGAGGGGGAGTGGAGATAAGGAGCTGGCGATGAGAGGGCAGGCGTTAGGACTTGATCGGGAGAAGCTAACGCAGGATAAAAATCAGTCTGACGAAATGTTAAAATGGCGAAATAAAGCGATGATTATGGATTTTCTTCAGTTGCTTGTGCAGGGTCAAATGGGCGCGACTGGCGCTGGGATTAATCCGCAGGTGGCTGGACAAATGGGTGACCGTGTGTTGCCTGGATTCAGCGGGCTGTTTAATCCGCAGGCGAGTGGGAATGGAATGCCGGCGGACTGGGGAGCTTTTGATAATCCTGATATTCCGAATGATGCGCTTTGGAAAGCGATGCAAGGTGTGAGATAACTTTAACTTATTACTACAATGGACTTACTACAATTAATTGCAATGCAACAACAGGGTCAGCAACAAATGCTTGGCCAAATGCAAGATCGGCCGATGTTGAAACCGAGGGCTGGGATTCCGGTGAATCGTGGGACGCAAACGGAGTGGAAGATTCGTGGTGCTGATGGCTATACGCCGTATAATCCTATGTCTGACAGGCCGTATGGGGCGGTTAATTCTACGGGGCAGCGCGTGGGTTCGTGGCGGGATGATAAGTCTGGGCCGATTGGTAAGACGGGTCCAGATGGTTATCAGGCGTATGGGCCGAACGGCGCGCCTCCTGTTGCGAGTGTTCCTGCAAGTCCTGCACAGGCGAGTGCAGCGCCAACGGCTAAGCCGAGTGGTGGGAGAGGGTTTGCGGACTGGTTTAAAGGGTTGTTTGACGATGGCGATCCTGCGACACCTTCACCGGCTCAGGCCGCAGGTCCGAGGGTGAATCATCAGACTGATCTGCCATTTGGCACGATGCCGGGCGATCAGGCGTATCAGGATAAGCTGACTCAGGGTGCGCCTAAAGCAATTCCAGTGCAAGAACCAGGGATGGCACAGCAGCCTCCGCGAGATCCACAGATTCAAAATTTGGTGGATTTGGCTAATACACGTAATGCGTTCATGGCGGATAATCCCATGATGCAGAGTGTGCAGGAAGCTCAATTCGGCATGGCAAATGCGCCAATGGACGGAGGCCAGGGATTCAATCCGGGGCCAGTTCCGAATATTCCATTTGGCGGTCAACAATCTTATATGCCAAATGTGGCAGAGCCGCAACAAAACAATGCCTATAGTGGGTCTGGTGGTGTGACAGATCTTGGCCAACCTGGCAATGCGGCAGGTTATGGACCAACTGTCCGTCCCGGAATGCAAGTAGCTAACATTGCAGCTGCTGCTAATGTTCCTGGCGCATTGGGTCGTGCAGCCTTTGCTGGAACTGAGAAGATTGCTGGTAATGCGGCACAAGTTTTGAATAAAGCTAAAACTGCAACACAAGTTGCTGGCGATCTTGCGCAAGGTATTCGTGGCGCATACAACAATGCAACTTATGCGGCAAATGCGGCTGGTTCACCTACATTTAACGCGGCACTTAAGGCTGAGCAAGCTGCACAAGGAGCTGCGACCTCGTCATGGAATGTTGCAAATCGCACCGGCCAAGTGGCCAAAGTTCTTGGTGGTGGCTCGAAACTAGCTCCGGTTGTTCAAGGTGCAGCTAAATTTGCAGCACCCGCGCAAGCGGCGTTGATGGCGTTAGAAGCTGGTAGACTTGTCGGCGACCAAGATTACCGAGAGCAAGCCACAGCTGATTATGAAACACTTGCTGACCAAGGCGCAGGTTCTCGGGTGATGCAAGCAATGGGCGCACCGATAGCAACGATTGGCAACACTGTAATGGATTTGGCCAGTTTGTTAGGCACTTCCATGTCCAATGGTATTGATTCAATCGAAGCTCGTAAGGGTGACGAAAAATTGCGCAAACTAAAAGCCGCTCGCCAAAACAAACAACGTTCAAGTAAATAACCTTTAATTCTTATGCCAGCCCCATCCTCATATCTCGAATTCCTTCAAACTAACTTTCCCGAGCGGTCTTCTCAGAAGTCGTACGTGGAAGATAAGATGGCCAGTGATCCGCGGCTTAAAGGACTCAGTTTTCAACAAGCGTCTCAAGTGCTTGCTCAGGCGACTGGGTTTAAGCCGCTAGAACGTTTCACGAAAAATGCCGCGATTCGTGCTGCGGATTATGCGGGCAATCTGGTCACGGAGACTGGGATGCGCGCAAGTCCTGCGGATTTGACAGCACGTTTCGGCGGGTTGAATATGAGCGGGCAGGGAAGTGATGCGATGGAAGTGCCGTTCAGTGAGAGGACCGGCGATCTGTTGCAAGGGGCGTCGAGAATGTTTGGGGCGGAGGATGATACTCAGCAGGCGTTTCGGACGGCTGGTGAGGGCATACCTGCGATCGCGGGACAGATGGCTATGGGTGCGCTGGGTCCGGTCGGTCTTGCCGCGATGCTTGGCACGCAATATGGACAGGGTGTCGGTCAGGCGTATGATCAGGGCGAGATGGGAATGCGTGCGCAGGTGTCTGGTGCGATTGCGCCCTTGACCACGATGGCTACGATTGGTTTCGCACGTCCGCTTGCTGGTAAGGCGGCTGACGTTGTGATGAAGACCAGTCAGAAAATGATGGGCAAGTCTGCTGGAGACGTTATCCGCGAGGGAATGGAAATGGGAGGAGAGCTTGGTTTGCGGAAGGTCTTACAAAACAAGGCGATTGACGCTGGGACGAAAGTGCTGCTCAAGACTGGACAGGAAGCGCTAGTGGAAACCGCTCAGGCTGGTATCGGTATCGGCGGCGAAATGGCATCAGCGGCTGTGCTTGATCCGAAAGAGTTCATCACAAACACGATGTGGGACAAGCAGTTCTGGATTCCGGTTATTACTTCGGAAATTCTTGAAGGTGTTGGTGGAACGGTTATCGGTCGTATGCGTAATCCGCTCGTGGAGAATGAGCAGGAAACACCGCCGACGATTGAGGAACAGATCAAGACCATCGAGACTGATGCGGCTGCTCGCGGCGTGAAAGCGGAAGCGTTGAAAAACGATCCAGAGCTTCAACGGTTAAAAGCCGAGGAGCGCAACAAAGCTGACATGGCCGCTGGTAAGTTCAATGCGCCGTTGTGGCTGATGCCAGATAATCCGACTCCGGGACCAGGTCCTACGACGTTGTTTAATCTTTATGCACCATTAGAAGCCGAAGCTCGTGGGATTGATCCTGCTGATCCAAAAGCAGATGAGAAGATCATAAACACCGATGCGACTACCGCTCAGGTTGCGAGTAGCTCGACGACCGCTGCGTTAGCTGATGCGCGCACGGCACCTGAACCTGTGATGGGTGAGGACGGGGTTCTTGTTCCGCAAGAAGCGCAAGTCTCCACACACGTGACTCAGATCGAAGCGGTCGCAGAGGCCGCTAGTGCGGTGATTGGTAAAGGCGATGTGACGCATACCGCGAATCCATTGCCGATTGTGTCCGAGGCACTTGGAGCTGCGCCTAAGAGTGCGGCGAAAGGCGTGACACCTGCGCAGGCGAAGGCGAACTGGATGGAGCGTGTGCGTGATGGATCGTTGAAGAATAACAAGGATCACAGGATTCTGACCGACGACGCTGACCCGTCAAATCATGTGTCGTTTCGTAATCCTGGCACGCACGAAGTTGGTGTGTTAACGCATCTTGTGCGGAAAGGCCAAGTCATTAATCCGATCAATACCGCGACTGGGAAGAAGACGATTCTTACCACGTCCGACATGGTCAAGTTCGCGTTCACTGAACAGGCCTCGCCAGTGACGGTTAAAGCTATGCTCGATCAGCACTTTGGCACGGAACTCACACCTGCCGAGACCGAATCAATCTTGGGAGTGGCACGCAAAGTGAGCGAGCAGCAAAACACCATTCCATATGGCGTTTCGTTCGGGGACAGCATTCCCGCGAACTACAAAAAGCAATGGCTGAATTTCATGCTGCGCAGCGGTCTGCAAGACGCGCTTGTACGCAGTAAGGTGAAATTGCGTTTCGGCGAAACGGCGTATAAAATGAATGCCAATACGTTGAAGAACAGTCCGCTCGATTACTTCGCCTCGATCGATCTCGCGAATAACACGCAGTTCGAAGGGATTAACTTGCACTATATTTCCCGCAATCGCGGTAATGCACGGTCGCCTAAGACCGAATACGAGACCGATCTTCACGAAGTCGGGCATACGGTCGGGCACCTTATTCGCAACGGTGCGTTCGGCGAGGACGTGAAAGCGCAATGGGATGGAGCGATGGCTGAGGCGTTGCGGATTTCCCAAGACGACAAATACGCCAACGAGGTCGGGATTAAGATTGCGCTCGACGTTGTAGAGCTGTCTGGATATACTCCAGCCGTTGGGTCAGACCCAGCGTTCGCTCAATACAAACACTTCCGCACATTACACGAGCTCGAAGCCCAAACATTCCAAGGATACATGTTAGGCAAGGATACTCCGTGGAAGTCGTTTATCGCAAAACACTTCCCACGCCTTCACAAGTTCTTCTCCGACTTCATGGCCAAGCTCGGGCTGCCATCTGACACAGAAGCGGACCTCGCAAAGAAGATGGACCGCTATTCCGCCAATTTCCGCGAAGGCGAAATGGTGTTAAAAGGTATCTTCAACAATCACTACAAGAACGTCTATAACGGCAAAAAGCGGCTTCAAGAACTAAAGCGCAAGTATCGTCTGAACGGCACGCAGGCAAGTGCGGCCCTCGATACCGCGTGGCTCGAGGCGAATCAGTATATGGGACACAGCACGATTAACGACGCGCTAGCTGCGTGGTCAAAAGGACTGCCGGACCCTGAGAATCTGAGTGAAGTCGACGTGGCGGAGATACAGGATTTGCTGGAATATGTCAAGAAGTTTAACCAGATTAACTATCAAGGGTTCACGTCGATTAGTGACGCTGTCACTGCCATGCCTTGGGTCAGTCGCCTTCAAGCCAACGACTCGCGGTTGGAACTCTTACGTGAACGGCTGGTGTATCACGCGCAAGATCCTAAGAAGGTTGCGGAGATCAACAAACGACTGCTTGCGCCAGACTTACTTGAAAGCGCAAAGAACGTTTCAAAAGACATTATCGATCGTTCTCGCGACTCCGTACAACGTGCAAACAAGCTGCTGAACGCTCGCGATCAATTCGCACTTTCCCTCCGTTTTGTCGCCCGAGGTGTTGACGAACTCTTTGCACAGCAAGGTGAATACCGTGTGCGTGCAGGACAAGTAGCCAAGCAAATGTTCCAAGTCGACGCCGTTGTGAAGAAATGGTTCCTCGGTCAACTGCCAGGCCAGGGCGGCATTCCAATGCATGAGCCAAACTCACAGCTCACTTCTGCTGAACTCGCAACGGCAAGTAAGAAATACAAGGCGACCACGAAAGAGGAACGCCCAGAGTTTCTGCGCACAATTCATAAATGGTATCCGATTCTGACGAAAGAACTTCAAAGCATCACCGACAGCCGCAGCAAGTTCACGACATACTTGTCTTCCGACGGCACGTTCAGGTTTGCTGACGAAAAAAGCAAGCGTAATAAAGAGCGCAAGTATTTTGCCACTAAGGAAGATGCTGAAGCACAAGCGATGATCTTCCGTCAACAACCCGGCAACGAGATGCTGAAATTCACGTTTGAACAAAGCAAAGGCAAGGCGACGATCGGTCAGTGGCTGATGAAAATCACTCGCACAAACGCTGAGCAAACCGAGTCCACGTTTATCGACGACTTCGATCCCGACGCCGCGCAATCGTTTCTAGCTGAAATGGTCGGACCGTCAGAAACCGCCAACCCCATCGCAGAGCAACGTGCAATGTCTCCGGATGACTTCGAAATGACTCCGGCAGGCAAGAACATCGCCCAAGCCAAACAAGCGTTCGCGGCGATTCACGGCCCGCAGGTCATGGCCAAAGCGTCGGTGTTTGCGCCTATCCACATCAATTACTACCGCGAGAGTCGTATCCTTCCCGACGCGTTGTGGTCAACCGAAGCCTCATTCCAAGTTGCCTTCAAAACCCGCGCGCAGGTTCAAAAGGACGTGACATACCTCGCACGTGAACTCGGCATCACCGAACTCGTCACCGACCCCTTCCAAGTCGTGGACGTGTGGCTCGACAAACAGCTCGGCGAGAATGCGGCCAAGGTCATGCCCGAACTCGAACGGCATCTGAACCAACTCGATCCCGACCTCGAGAACTACATCCACTCCTATGTCAACTACGCTAAGAAATACGTCAACGAATACATTGACTACGAAATGGGTAAGTGGCTCAGGCAGGAATCTAACAACCTGATTCCGGTCGATCCGTCCGAGCGCAACGCCGGCGCACGTGCTGCAAACAACTCCGTCATGATGCAGCCCGACGTCCGCGCTGGAGTGACCGCAGCAATGCGCAGCCTCCCCGGTGGTGTCACAGCCTCACCCACAATCCTCAAATCGTCTGACGACACCATCCGCCGCATCTTTGGCACCGTCCCAAAAACCCTACAAACCATCCATGGTTTCATGGGCCAAGGACCGATTCACTGGTCGATGACTGACCCAGACTTCGTCAAACTCGGCGACTTCATCCACAGCGAACGTGGCTTCCAGCAAGCGATGGCGGACGAGGCGATCAGCCCACTATTCGTCGAAGGTGACATGAAAGACTTCAACGAAAACGGAGCGACAGTATCCCGTTTCGTTCCACGCGACGGCGGTAAGATCGACAAAAACAGTCCGATCCTTATCATCCGCGCCGACCCGAAAAAGGAGGAAATGCACAATGACATCATCCTGTTAGAACAACTCGGCCACATGCCATTTGCGCAACAGCTCGTCAGCACTGCCGAAAACGTTCGCAAACCAGCCCAGGAACTCTTCGCCCGCATTCCCGAATCGGAACGTGATCTACACTTCCGTGCCCTCGAACGTCGTTACACCTCCCAGCGTTTCCGCGCAGCCCGCGAGATCGCAGCAGACCAAGCGAACCACACAACCTCCTTCGCTTACCTCATCAGCCTCGACAACGTCTTCGACAACAACGCCGACCGCATTCACGAATACGCTACGCAATTCGCACATATGTCCACCGAAGAACGCGTTGCCTCACTTGTTCAGGACCTGAACAAGACTCCGGAGCAGGCGAATGAGTTGGCGTTGAAGTATGGTGAACATGAGGTTGCGCTGTTGGAGAAGTCGAAGTTTATGTGGGAGCATCCGGAGTATGTGGATGAACGGCGCATGAAGAATTATCATGTGAGTGTGGTGTTTAAGGGTGGGTATAAGTCGAAGACCGGTGTTAAGCATCGGGACGATACGCCGTTGACTGGGTATTTTGATTTCAACACGCTGAATGGAGAAGATGGGGAAGAGGGCGCGTATCAGTTTATTGCGAGGATGAAGCAGGAGGGGCATAAAGTAATGGATCATCCGAAGGACTTCAATCGGCAAAGGTGGAATTACAAGCCTGTAAGTGGATCGCTCGAGGATATTATGGTGCGGGTTGTGGAGTCCAGGAAGATGCTGGTGGAGACGTTGTTGTATGGCAAAGTTCCGCCGAAGGATCTTGATCGGATCATCGGGGTTATGGATAATACCGTGCAGGATATCTTGCAGGAGAATGATGTGGTCGTTGCTAGTAAGACTGATATCGTGAAGAGGAAGTTCGCGGAAGGCCGTGAGAACCTTGACATGATGGAACAGTTTATGAACAGCACGAGACGTAAGGCGGCTGCGGTTGCAAGACGTCGGACAGACATGATGTTCAAGCTGTATGGGCGGGATCAACGGATGCTGAAAAAGCCTGAGATGCTGACGAAGATGGAGCAGTTTAAGGATGGGGTTAGGTTGAAAGATACCGACGCTCAACGGAATATCTCTGCTATCGGATTTACGATGTTTATGGGCGGTAATATTTCGTCCGGACTTGTGGAGCTGTTCCAGTTTCCGATCACGCTGAGTCCTATTTTGATGGAGGCTGGGGTGAGTATGAAAGACGCTTGGGGGATTCCTGCAAAGCTGTATCGACGTGCGACCTCGGCTGCGATTGCGCGGGCGATGGGGAAGGATGATTCGAGTATCTGGGTGGATAAGAAGCTCGATCCGCACGGGGAGATTATCGGTGTGTTGCGTGAGGCTGAAAAGCGTGGGATTATGGCGCAGTTGCGGCATCATGATATTAGCACGTCGAATATTGATAAGTATACAGAGATGTATCAAGGTCGGACGAGGGAGCTGGGCGTGGTCGGAACGGCTACGAACCTGGCGCGGCATACGTATGATTTCATGAATAAAACGTACGGTGCGTTTAACAGGGTGAACAGCGAGCTGGGCATTGCCGGGACGTATCTGGCATTGAAGAAGCAGAAGTATGGGTTGAAGAAGCAGTTGAGTCTGTCCGAGATCGACGAGCTTCAGACCGAAGCGTTCAAGCTGAGTGACGTGGCGAACGGGAGTTTGCAGCGGTTGGGCAGGCCTGGGATGTTTAACACGCGTGACCCTGGGACAAGGAATGTGCTGAGCGCATATTGGTCGTTGCAGAGTTTCGTGAACGCACAGGTTGCAAACCAGATTCGGTTTATCTCGAAATCGATTGATAGTGATCGTCAGTGGACACTTGAACAGAGGAAGGCTGCGCGTAAAGCAACAGTCGCGTTGTTTGGTGTGCAGTTTGCTGGACTTGGTGTGATGGGCTTTACGCTTATGCCGAGTATTAGTAAGCTGGTCGAGCAACTGTTCGGTGTGGATATGGAGGACGCATTGCGTGATGCGCTGTATGACGAGAGCGGAGAGAATGAGATCGACAAGAACTTCATGGGCGAGATGGCGTCAAACGGGATTTTGTCTGCGATGGACCTGCCGATCGACTATGGTTCACGGATTAGCGTGGCTGGTGTCGGGCCGCTATCAGGCTTTGACGGGATTAATCCGGCACAGCTGGGCGGGCCGTTAGTAGGGCTGGCGACTCAAGCGTTCAAAGACGTAGGCAAAATTAAAGCGGGGAATATGTCGCTTGGAGAAGGCGCGATTAACCTGCTGCCGATGGGCTTGCGTCGGGCGGCGAGATTAGCGTTTGTGGATGATGGTAAGGTTTACGACGCCAATAAGCGGTTTTTGTATGAGCCTGACGCAGCCGAGACGATTGGTATGGTCGCGGGTTTCACACCACTTCGTTCGCGCAAGGAAATGAAATCTCGCATGGAACAGTTTGAAGCGATTGAGTCTGAAAAGACTGCTCGCACAAGGCTGTATAACCAGATCAACAACGCCCCGAATCCAATGCAGCGGAATATCCTGATCGACCGCATGACCAAAGACTATGACATGACCGCATATGAGGTCGCGCAGAACGCGGCTGAAGTGCGAGTCAATCAGGAAATGGGACCGAACGTGCGCGAAGGACGTGGACCGAAAGCAATCATGGCGGCCAAACTGTATCCGAGTCCTCTCGGCGACCAGCAACATGAAGAGCGGTTAATTCGCACCGCTCGGCAGATTAGCAACTTGGGTTTCCAGCCACGTACTTCATCACGTTCCCTCATGAACGCGAGAATGATGGACGCTGCGCAATCGTTGCACCCCGAACTGCCTGTCAGGGTTGCAACGGACATGTTGCGAAACGATCCAATGATGCGAGGTCAAATCAGGAGGACTCAACCTGCTTCAATGCGAGAACTTCTACAGGGTGTGGAATTTGAATAACGCCTTTAGTGACTTTCTCGGTAGTGACTAGGAAAGCGATTGCTTTGTCGATTTGATCCAAGTCACCGTCTTCGAAGAGCGCCGCAAGCAACTGTTTTTTCGACAGTCGTTTGTCTGGCGCTTCTTCCAGTTTTGAAAGGATTTTAAACGCTAGTTCTGCCAGTGGGTTTTTACCTGCGCCCGCTAAGACGCGGTTGAGGTCTTTTTCAGTGGCGTCGAGCATAGCAACACCGCGTTCGAGAAGCTCGCCAGACAGGGTGCCGGTCATTTCGTCGGCAAGGTCGAGAAGCATACAGAGTTTGATCAGCATGGTGTCCTTGGAGCGCAGCCAATTCTTGAACGGAGCAGGATGCGGCATGGAAAGCTGACGATGCTTTTGCCGATACCATTTGTCGAAGAAGACTTCACCGCAAGGAGTCATTTTGAATTCGCCCTTGTATTCTTTCACACGCTGAAGATGCTCCATGCAAAACTTCTTCGCTTCGATTTGAGAGGGGAGGAGTTTAGGCCTCGGCACTGGTTCGGCTTTAGAACGGCCATAGATGAAAACACAACGGCGAGAAAACCCACCGGTGATAAGGCGTTCCTTAAGCAGCTGGCCGGTCTGTTCCGGCGTCATGCACGCAAGAATGGTTATGTATGGGGCATCAATGACATCATTCCCTTTGTTTTTCGTGAGAACCTCGAAGGCTTCACGGTCGTAGATATCGGTAAAGAACTCGATAATACCTTGTGGATTTCCACCAGCCGATAACATCGTGACGATTTCGGACGCGAAGAATGAAAGATGAGTGATATGTTTGGGCAATGTGCCATCCAGATAATTGATGTGACATTTGGATTTATCATTCTCTGCTGACATGAGAACTGTAATAGCTTCTTTCGTTGCGCTGGGTGGAGCGATTGGTCGATCCATCTTTTGCACCATTTCACGCGCGAGCGACATAGCTGTCGTCTTTTTGTCCCCCGGCTCGCCGACGAGAACGACATACATGTTTGGGTAGATTTTGAAATATTCTTGACTGAAATAAACTCGTCGCGATATAACGCAGGAGAGAACGTTAATCCCGGCCCATTCATGAAAAAGTGGTGACGCTTCATTGCCCTGTGCATACTCCATGTAAGAGGTTAAGAAATCACGCTTCATAATCAACGCATTCTATGATAGGTTTAAGTGGCGTTCCGTTATCAGACAACATTTCGAAGTGAACTCGGACCCGCATGCCCAACATATCGTCCCCGACATTCCAATACGCAACGCGTTGAGTGTCAGTTAGTCCGCTGCCCGCGCTGAACAATGCGCCGTTCGGAGCTTTGAGTTGGAACGAGCCGAGTTTAGGTTGAAGCACGCCGTCTTTGTTCACAAGCTGGTTAAGACCGACAATGATCGCGTCGAGGTCCATCATTTCCTTCCGCTTCAACAAACAGTTCCAGCGGTTCTCCTTGTTGCCACAGCGTGCAGCGAACCCATACGGTGCATTCGCATCCCGATACATCATGCCCTCGAAGCCCTCGACATTTTTCCACTGATTGTAGAAATAATCCGCCTCTAACGCCGACGAAACTTCCATCGTCTTAACGACACCGATGTGCGGATGAATTTCAAACCGCTTCGACAGCTCACGCAACACAAGATTACGCCTATGGAACGGAGCGTCGACAATCACGTCGAAGATGTAAAACTTCACCTGATCGCCCTCAGGATGTGGCGCATTGCGAATAACACTAACCCGCGAATTAATCTGCTGCAAGCTCATCCCATGCTTATAAAACTCCCCATCGCAGTAAAACTGTAGTCCTGTTAATGACATGAACATGTTAGCGGTCACGCTCGGATGCCAGATTTCGCCGTAGCGGGACTGAAAATGGCGACCTGGGACGTAAATGCCGCGGACGCCGTTGAGTTTGGGTTGGACGAAACATGGGAAGGTGACTTTGTCTGGCCGATATTTGTGTGCCAGCATTGGTTTTATTGTGCTCATTGGTTATTTTCCCATAGGTAGTTGAAGTGTTTGATGAGAGAGCGTGTGCCGTCACCTGTGACGCGGACCATGAGTTCGTGGAGTGTCATTTCGGTGGCGTTGGCTGAGCCGAGGTAGACGTGGGGGTCGGTGTCGGTGGCAGTGCGATAGCAGATCCATAGCTTAGCATGTGAACATGAGATTCGAATATGTCGCTTTGTCTTCCGAGGAGGTTTTCCAACGCAGAACATAAGTCGATGGATTTCCCGCACACCGAACACGTGCATTGGTGAGATGGTGTAGGTGAGGATGTCGAAATGGTGGTAGTTGGAAAGGGCATGATGGAACATGAGGTCGTTGAATATGCCTGTGCCGTCGAAGAGTTTGAATTCTTTGGATGTGGACCTGTTGAGTTCGACAGGTAGTTTGACGTTATTCAGGTCCGGCATTGGCGTATTCGATGATCCAGTGAGTTCGGTCGGGCGAATGTGTGCACTGTCCGATTTTGGTGATCTTGGTGAAGCGGCCATATAGCATCTGGTAGTTGGAGAGGTTTAGGTATTCGAGGATTTTGTGAGAAGGGTCGGAGTCTGGTGCACACGCGGCGATGATATTGTCGGTGTGGTGGTAGACTTGAGGGCGGGGTGAGTCGTGCATTAGAATGAGTTTGGTTGCTCGCCCCATGACGGTCCGTAGTTGCCTTCGAACGGAATGACGAGGGTTGTGCCCGCGATGGTTATTGGGTTGTCGAAATAGGATTTGATTTTGGCGATTGCCCAGTCACGGCGGGACACTGGCCACTGTCCACACATGGCGTCGTGGACCTGGTGGAGGGGTTGGATGATGAGAGAGCCGTCGGGGTTTCGGTTCTCGGGATCGTGCCAGAGCTTATGGAATGCCATGTTTGTGGCGTAGGTGGTGTTTGCCTGAGGTTCATGTGCGACGGCTGAGCGCAAAGTTTCATGAGCTTGTCGTCTACCAAAGAAGGTTCGAGTATGGCCAGATGCACATGAGAGACGACCTTTGCCTTTAAGTTCTTGTTCGACCCATGTTTGCCACGCCGCGACTCCTTTATATCGGAGGTTGTAGAGTTTTTGAAGTGCAATACATGTTTTTTGGTCGACGTATAGTGGATTCCCTGTGAGTTTAAAACTGTCTTTAAGAATCTGATTTGCCATGGTGCCAGGTCCGAGAAGATAGTTTGTGCCGTGTTGAACGCGTTTGCACGTGAAATAGAGCGATTCCGTTTCATTTGTTGCGCCGATGTATTTACAGGATTTACCGAGAGTCGCTCGGTCAAGGCGCGCCGTGTCCGCACCGTGAAGATACATGTAGCCGATCACTCGTGCGGGTTTGATTCCGGCGTAATAGTCGTCGAGCATTGTAGTATCACCGAATCTGGCGCAATGAGCAGCAACCGTCCACCCGTCAGCTCCGGCGAGATCGCATTGGAAAAACTCGTATTCATCGTCCGCACGGAAAAGGTGACGGAGTTTCTTTGTAACCGTTGTAAGATTAGCCCCCACGTCCTTTGGCTTACCGTCCGAACCCAACACGGTCGAGTGCTCAGATGATGAATAACAGTTAAGCCGACCGGTCTCAGTTCCGACAAGATTGTATGAACAGCGAATGCGATTATCGACAGGGGAGGTTGGGATGGACAGGGTTTGCTGGATCTTTTCGCACTTTCGCCATGCGATGAGGTCTCGGATGAACGGAGAGTCGTAGAGACGGTTGAGTTCGAGAAGAGCGTCAATGTCGGTAGAGAGTTTTGTCCGATCGATTTTACCCGCTTTCTTTGGATGCTGTTTAGGAAAGTGTTTGTCACGGTAGAGGATGGTTGCTAGTTGTTTGGGGGAGTTGACATTGACAGCTTTGCCAGCTTCGATGTTGATGCGGAGTTGGATCTCAGATTGCTTGGCGCGTGATAAAGCAAGTAGCTCGTTAGCGCGTTCTCGGTCGAACCGCATACCACGTATTTGCATGTAGTTGATCGCAGGTAAAAGTTCCATGTTAAACTGAAAGTGCGATCTGGCGGACGATGAAAGTGCTTTGTCATGTTTGCTCGCTATTTCGTACGTGACGCAGGAATCTGTGCAGCAGTATTTCCAATGCGTAACAGTGTGGTCGATTTTACGCTGGAATTTATAGTAAGGTTCTCGAGTCCATATAGCGGTTTGCGTGCCCAGTCCCTTGGGAAGTTCTGGATATAACTCCCAGCCAGAAAGCATTGTGTCCCAGGCGATATTCGACAGAATGATCTGATATTTCCATGCGAGAACGAAATAGTCATAGATACAGTTTTGAAGTATCTTTGGAATGTCGTGACGTGCCATCGTGATGCGGAGTTGCTCTATCACACGCGCATCGTCTTCGACGGAGTAGATGCCGAAAGGGATGATGAACGCTTCGGTGTCGGAAGTCGCGATAGAGAGACAGGAGATCCACGAGACATAGCCCTCGATGTCGAGAGCGATGGGACGGTTGGGTGGAAGGCATCGGAGTTTCTCAATCACTTGATGCGCGGACAGGTTAAGCTCGTACGTGCGGACGGGAAGGTGTAACTCGGGAGAGTGTCCTTCGTCGAAAGCACGTTGGAGGTCAAACCGCAACAGCGGCATCCACTCGTAATTGCGGAACACATCCATGGGATCGTAGGTCGCCATACACTTGTATCCGTAAAACGGCGAATCCATCGCTTCGCAGCGGAATAGTGATCCGTGCCAATTTGTCACACGCTCGCCCCGCTTTCCAGCTACTCCGAGCGGGACGTCACCGAGAAGGACAATAAGGTTGGGCTTGAGTTTTGCAACGTCAGCCGCGAGCTTTTCACGTCCTTCAGTCACTTCCGGTCCATGCCAAGGGAAATCCTTGTGCGCGTTCTCGTATTTTATCTTTTGCTGGGAAACGTATGTGAATCCGACGGCCATTGGCGATATGCCCACCGAGTTGAGTATGTTTCGCAACACTCCTCCAGCGGTCCCGCTGAACGGGCGGGACTCTTTGAGGTCGGTATCACCGGGGCAGTCACCGACGACAAGGATCGAATACGCCGCACCGACTTGAGGATACTCGGCGGGTAGTGCTTGTGCTGTCGTAGTCGTCTGGACTTCATTAAGGTCAAAGAGTGGCGTATTCATTAGGGAACATGTCGCGGATTAGCGGTTCGAAATTGTTCAACATATAGTTAGAGTTGAACGCGGTTCCATGTTTCTTGCATGGTTGACTGGACGAAATGCCTAGGAACCTTTCGATCCCTGTGCGTTCGTTATTAGTCAGCCGCAGTTCTTTCTCCTTGCTCAGCGCAACTTGTGCGATTACTAATGCTCGTTCGTGATTCATGTTGATAGTTTGTGTTCGAGTTTATCAATAACTTCTTGTGGCACATCTTCGATGTTTCTCACGACCTGATGCTGTGTTCCCATAAAAGGATAAAAATGCACAGCAATCACGTCGTTCGCATCGTCCACATAGAAACGATACAAATCTCCGAAGCACACAATATTTACCTGCTTAATGTCCATTGATTTCTTTCTGCAGTCCCGTGAGTTGCACGATACCGCGGTTGTAGTGGTTCTCATCTATCTCAATCCCCATCGGAATGAGACCCATGTTGACGCAAGCGCGCCCACAAGACATCTGGCCCGCATACGGGTCGAAGATGGACTGGCCCTTATACGCAATGGCGTTAAGGATGAACTTCCAGGCCGCAAGTGGCTTGGCGAACGGATTGTCATAGAGCTTACGATCGGCACTGCCGTCGGCTCCGAACACCGAAGAAGTCTGCGGTTCTACAAGACAAGCCGCACCCTTCCGCATCACCATCGCGAACTCGACGTTTTTGGTAAAGTTCACCCTCGGCGCATTGTTAAGGCAGGGATGTAGCTTATGCCAAACAATCGGCCAGCGTTGGACTTTGAACCCAATGGCCTTGCCGAGTGCCTGGAGTTTCTCGTGGTGATCAAGATCATACCAGAACACACAATAACCCGAAGGTTTAAGCAAGCGGAACGACTCGCGAAGGAACGGCTCGAACATTGAGATGTTCTGTTCCACGTCATGCGTGTCGACGACGTTCTCGATGTTCTTAATATCCGGCATCATCGCGAGGTCAATACCATAAGGCGGGTCGGTGACGACGTGATCGACACACTCGTCTTGCATGTTCGGCATGAGTTCGATACAGTCGCCGAGCATGAACAGCCGACTAAAATCCATGTTCAGCCTACCGGCTTTCGGCTCGCTAATCTGCTGAGACGCGACAAAGTCATCAATGCCACCAGCACCGAAAGGGGAAGCAGGATCAGGACTTCCGAAGATATCATCAACATCGTCGGACGTCTGATGAATTCCCGTGATCGCTCGGGCGGCTGTTGCGTTCAAATCCTGCGTCGACAACTTCATCGCCAAGTCTTCCTGACGCTTGAGGAGAATCTCGTACGCCGCGAACATGCTCGGTGCAGCAAGCAGTTCGGCATCGCCAGCGATGAGCTTTGGTGCCAGCGTCGTCGCGTGCGATACGTGCCCGATTGACACACCAAGCAAGCGACCCGTCTCACGCACACCCCACGTCTTGGAGTCGACCGCCGCAACACGCTCCTTCTCCCTGTGCGTCCGAGCGATAAGTATACATTGCTCTTGCCACAGCATTTCCTTGCGGTGGAAATTCTCCATGAGTTCCAACTCCAGCACTTCATGATACTCGAGCGCCTCACGCAAATTCACAGGAAAGAACGGAACCTCGAGCATCTTCATCGCCCGCATTCTCCGCTCACCACCTACCAGCGTATACGGCTTAGCCGCACCGGGTGGCGCGATCGTCACAGTCGGCGGATGAATCAGCCCGTTCTTCTGGATGCTCAGCGCCAACTCCTCGAGATTCCCGAAGTCCTTTCGACTCCGCTCGTCCATCTGCACATCATCCCACTTAACCTTCTCCGCATTCATCGGATACCGAAACTGCCACTGGGCAATCTCAATAACCTCCGCGATCTTAGGGTCAAGCACTTCATTCTCCGTCGTTATTTCTGTCTGCATATGATAAGGTAAATTTTAAGGTCTTAAAAATGGTCTTTCGATGTTCAGCGATAATAAAAATCATAGCGTCCTTGGATTTATTAACCGGAGTAAGTCCATATTCTTTCACAATACTCTCCAACAAACGCCGGGGGAGAAAACGCAAAAGATCCAGAACAGTCTCTGGCTGAACATCACTCACACTCACGCGTTTAACTCTATCCCTAAACATAAATAAAAGGGAGAGGCCGAGCGTTAACCCGACCCCTCCCAGTTGCATTTTACGCTGACGCGTACTCCAGTTTCACGATCTCGTTGGAATCGCCATACTCCTCATCCTTGCGGACTTTAAGTTTGGCCATGACGAGCTTACCCGTGTAGTTATACGGATTAAACGCACCACGCGTTCCTTGCTTGGTGCCTTCGACGGCATCCTGCAAACGTGCAAGATCGGCCTTGAAGTCCGGTGCCTTCTCGTTCTCACTCTGTTGTAGCGGATAGTACTTGGTGATCGGATAACCTGCGGAGATAATCTTCGCACCGGTGACGTCGGGACTGTCATTGACGGTCTTGAAAATGACCACCAAATTACGCCCAGTGCCGGCTTTGTTATCCTTCACTTCGACTTTGTCGATTGACAACACGTGAATCTGTTCGGGAAGAACAGGACGTGAAGTATCAACACCGCTCAGGTCCATGCCCAAGCCAAGTGGGTCGACCGTAGTATCTTCTGACATATTATTTGTTTTCTTTGTTGTTTTGTTGCTTTGTTTCGTTTCTTCTGGATGGTCCTAACGCGTTCATGGTATGAACACAACTCGGACGGAAATTATTGTGGCATTTGGCCCATGAGCATTTCGCCTTCGATAGGGCGTGGGCCGGTTGGAGCGTCGTGTTGCGCCCAGGGTTTGACTGATAGGATTTCTGGGAACTCGCCTGAGACGGCGTCGAGGAGTTCCTTAGCGACGAGGTTTGGGTCGACGGATGGGTCGAGGTCGAGGGTTACGATGAATGCGCGGGTCATAAGAGTATCGCGGTTGTAGTTTCCCGACCGCGGGCTAGGTGACATGAATGCAGTTTGCGTGCCCGAGATTGCTTACTGCAACTGAACTACTCAGCTAAGACGGGCGAGGATGGTTAGAGTTTCTTAAGTTCGGCTATGACTTCCTCGAACGTGTTGATGCGCTTGAGGTTTTTGAACGAGGATTTGACGCCTCGGTGGTCGATCTCGTTGACTGGTAGGGTGCGAACGAGGAAGCGGTGTTGGGCCGCGTCGCCTAGACCTTTGACTTCCATAAACGTGTGCCAGCAGTCGGTGAAGAGTCCGGAGATTGTGGACTTTGACTGACCGGGGACGTTGATGAATTGCTTGAAGCGCGAGTCGACTTCGTCTTTCTCGAAGTTGTTATGCGCGGTGAAGACGATGGTTTTGCCGCAGGAACGGAGCTTGGTGACTATGTTCTTGAGGAGGAAAGCGAACTTACCCCAGTCTTGGATGCGCATTGATTTTGCGTCCGCCACATCACGGGCAGAATCAGTTGCCGCAGCCGCACCATGCTCTTGGCGTTTAATTTCGCTAAGGATGATGTCGGTGAACGACGTGAGACTGTCGATGATGATTGTTTTGACTTCGGGGGAAGCGACAGCGGCGTTGAGGCATTTGACACAGTGGAGGAAGCGGTTGATGGGATGTATTTCGTGGCCCTCATCGTCATGTGCCGCACGGTCGTAGAAGAACGTGCGGATGCCTGTGTGCTCGACAGGGGCGGAGAGATTACCGTCACAGTCGAGGAAGTAGGGGGAGGGGAAGTGAAGACAGAGAGTTGTCTTTCGTGTCCCTGGATCGCCGATGATGATAATGGCGCGGTCATTCTGGTGTAGGTCTGTGGCTGATTTCATTTGATGATTTGGATAGTGTTTGCGGATGGTGTGTCGAACGTGCCGTCAGGTTTTTCGACGAGGGCGACGATGCATAACTCGTTGCCGTCTCCTTCAGTGCCAAAGCCTTGAAGTGTGCCTTCGTAGTCAGTATCAGGATTGTCGAAACGAACTTCTTTAACACGCGGTTTGATTATCTCATGGCCCTTATACTCGGCAGCTTCATAGTGCCAATGGCCAACGCGAACCTTTTTACCACTTGGATCGTATGCAATCATGGCTTTAGTCTTTCTTTGGGGTTGTCGCACGTTGACGGACCTTGCGGACCGGGACGATGGAGATAAGTGACGTGGCGGGAAGGCGATGAGTAGTGCCTTGACGGTCGGTCAGCTGCATGATGTCATCTGTCTCGCCGGGGATCGGCTTGAAGATGCTGAATGAGATCGCGGTCACGGTAATGATCGCAGATTCATTGAACTGATAGGTTATGTAATACATGGTTTTGTGTTGTTTGTTTGTCTGTTTTGTTTGGAGCACCGTGCTCACAAATGAGTCCTGAGTGACCGGAACTGTGCCCCCCCGGCATGTTCCTGTTATGGCCTCCCGTCACTCAGAACTCGTTTGTAAGGACAGACGATAACGCTGGTCTGTCAGCAGCGGTTGCGCACTTAACACCTGCAGCAACTCTCTGGCGAGTAGACTCTATCGGTCGTCTACCGTTACCCGTATGTGTTTAACGTGCTGAGCACTCACGCCAGTGGAGTTTTCAGGAGTCGACTGGCCCACTGGCACTGTCGGTTCCGGCAAGAGTTTTCGTATCCTGCGTTGACGTGTGGTTAGCTAGACCACATGGGAGCCTCGTAAAGCCGTTCGCTCAAGTTACCGAGCGACCGATTCGTGGTGCTTTACGAAGCTCTCATGTAGTGCCGGTCTTTCCCGGCTGTCAGATGAATGGAATGTTTTAACGTCAGTCCTCTACATCTTAAGGATAACGGACGTGTGGTAACTGGGCTTACGCACTTGTGTTCCCAGCCTAATGCTAGTGCTTGCTGGTCGCTAGGGACTACCACATTCCAACCCCCGGTCAGGTCGCTCACACAGGACGCTATGCGCATACGACTTTCTATAGCGCCACGATGTGTGCCCTCACTGCGGAGGCTGGAATGTGGTGACATACAGGGCACCGGTATGTCAGCGGCAGGGCGTTATTACGTGTTTCCTTCTCTCGGACAGTTGGTCTTACTAAGATCTGTCAAACCGAAGTTTTTACGTGGGCTTCTCACGGCTAGGATTTACGTGCTGCGTCAGCGACGAACGAATTGCTAACGGTTTCGTCATTTCCGTGTCAGAACGCGCTCTGACAAATCACACTGACGGCAAACGGTCGAGAAGCTCTTTCACCTCACTCCGCTTTGTATTCCCGTCAAGAAAAAGCACCGCGCGTGTCTCTTCGCGCATTGTCTTGCGCCCGATTAACGGCCACAGAAGATGGCGATTACGTCGGGGAAACTCCATCAGCCGTTGGGCTTCAAGTGATGGACCATTCATAGGGTATTGTTTTGGATTACGTCTCATGTTGTGTTTATGGGATGAACAAGTTAGCGGTCGTCGAGAGGAGACCAGGTGACGTTTGTATACTCAGGCGAGGCGAGCATGATGTGCCGTTGCTGTGGCGGAAGCGTGCAAACGTCGTGGTATTTGCATTTACCGAATTTGCCGAAGCACCATTTTGTGGATTTCGGAAACTTGCCGGTGACGAGGCTGTAGACGAAGTGTTCGATATGTTGGTTGATATCCGTATGCCACTCGTCTACGTGCCATTGGGTGTGGAAGTAAGTTTGGCGTTCGAAGTCGAGTGCGCGACCCGTTTTGGTGGGTTTACGTTGGATGATGGCGTTGACGACTGTGCCGTTGATGTGATACTCGGGCAGCATCTGGCGTAAGGCCCAGTTGTAGCCGACCATCTGCTGCGATAGCATGAAGTCTGCGAAGAACTGTGGCCCGCCGATTGACGAGGTCTTGTGGTCGACGACATAGACATAGTCATCTCCGTATGTGGCCGCGATGTCTATACGGCCTGACCATAGGATTGTGAGTTTGTTGATGAAAAGCGTGTCGTCGGATTCAACGTCGGTGAGTTGGGAGTATGTGTAGGCCATGCGGGCACCTAACGCCATTTCGCCGATCACTAAAGAGAAAGGCTTTTCGATGAAGGGCTTGCCGTTGTGAAGTATGGGCTTGAGCATTTCATCAGCGCCGTATTTGGCGGCGTATTTTCGAAGTGTATCTTCAGCGATTGCGGGTGTTCGCCATTCTTCTGGGTCTCGGAAGGTAATGTCGGACAGATATTTGACGCATCTGTCAATAGCTTCTGGTAGCGCATCGAAACCTTTGGCGTATAACGTCTCGAGGCCAAGATGGATAGCGCCTCCGAAAGTAAGCGCCGCTGTTGGGACTCCTTGACGACGGTCAACACAATAGAACTTCGCTGCGCGCGCACAGGATTGAAAATATTCGAGTGTGGAGTTGTCGATTCGGAGGATGAAATCATGGTCTTTGTCGTGGGTTAGTAGTGGACGGCGTTCGGACGGGACGTTCGGGATGCCGACTTGGTCGTTGAGATCGGTTGGTATGTTAAAAATTGACATGGCTGATGGTTAGTTCGATTTGGGAGGAGAGATCGTCGGAGTTGGCGATGCGGTCGAGACACTCCTTCTGCGACAGGGACGTCCGTTGTAAGACTGCGCGGAGGAAAGATATGTCCACCTCGGCGAGTATGCGTTCGCGAATGGGCGGAGCGTATGCTGACAGAAGGAGTGTCTCAGAATTCATAACATCGACGCCGGGTCGAAGCCCGGTGATTTGGATTTGCGTGGTGCACGTTCGGTTTTCGCCCGGATGGTTTGCGGGGATGAACGTAGTTCACGGAGTTGGGCGAGGTGTTGCTCCAGCTCGACCTGAGAGAGTTTCGTCAGGTCGGTGGTGATGAGATGGACGAGTGGTGCTTCGCGGTGAAGCGAGGATGCTGGATTGAATTCGCTCATTGCGGTATGATGGTTTTGGGATCGAGGTTTTGCAGATGGTCTACGAATGTGTTGAGGAGATTGTTGACTATTTCCTCGCGCGTGTTCGCGTCAAATTCGCCAAGATGTGGATTGTTGACAAGATACGCGTCGACGAGGTAGATCAAGCGAGCGATGAGTTTGTCAACATTTCCACGCCGAGGTAGAAAGACCGTGAATAAACGTTCCTTCACCTCCGGTGGGACTGCGACGGATACAAGCTGTTTGTGCGCTGTGGAAATGTCATCCCACGGGCCAAGTAATGAGGTGCTAAAGCTCATGATTAGAATATGTTAATGTTATTGTTTCCATTGTCGACTACATAGGCGACATTAAGTTTATCCCCAATGAGTTCCCTCACCCGCAATTCCATCTCGGGAGTGAATGGACAGGTATAGCGGTAGTGGACTTCACCAGAATTGATAGCGTTTATCGCGTCCTCGACATTCCATTCGAGGAATTCTTCGAGCGTGAGTTTAGGCTCTGGAACGTAAGGCGTGATCTTCGCATCGTGTTCGCTGAGAGATGGTGTGCTGAACGCGACCGCACGGGAAAGCTCGTGAGTGAATACCTGCTGGGCATGAATGATGCTGTCCGCTTCGCAATCCGCGATAGACGAGCCGCCGTTAGCAATCTCACTCCGCCACATCTTCCGCAAGAGTTTCAGCCGCTTTCTATCGACCAACACCACATAACCCATAAACGTCACAACCGTGATCTGATTCAGCACGGGCGCATAGGCAATGGGGTCAACACTGGACGGCCATTTCGAGATTTTGAAGGAAGTAATTGCGTCGCGGCATCGCGCCGAGTCTGTAAAGATGCTGAATTCTTTTGTCCTAAAGAAAACTTCTTTAGGGAAGGTGAGACAGGCTTCTGTGATGTAGTGTTCATATCGGCGGAAGCACGCCTCGGATTCAAAGAATCTGACCATGACGTGCGAAAGTTAGGATTGATCGTCTAAAGGTTCAATTTCGATTTCTTCGTCTTGTTCAGACGATAAACAAGACGTGAAGGAGGTGAAAGGGTTGGGTGAGTCAGCTGGCAGGACAGGTGCGAGGTTGATGTAGTTGCCGTTGATGTGGATGTTAGCAGCCGCGAACGCGTCCTCGAGATTATAACATGTGCAGTGACACGCAGTTGGCATTTCGTCGCAGGCTGCGACATAGATGTTGTATCGGACTTGGAGGTCGCGATTATTGGGGAAGTTGTCGATTTTACATTCGACTGAGATTGCGTTCGGACGCTTGAAGCGTGAGTTAAGCGAGGCGATGATGTCGGCGGGGTGCATGGTGGGATGGGGTTGGTTTGGTTTGGAGCGTCTGCTCTTCACCTAAAAAGCCCCAGAGGATTGCTCCCCTGAGGCTAGTGCAATGGCTGAGCGGACGATCGATTAGATCATCTTTTCGTTCAGCACGCGCAGGCGGTTGACCTTGCACGCTTCGCCCATGACTTCGCGAGTGACGGAACCATCGGTTTCGCGAGCGATGGAGAGGCCGGGGTTGGCGGACTCGAACTTGCCGATGATGCGATCCCAGGTGGATTCGCCCGATGCGACGGCGTTGATGTAGAAGTCGGCAGCTTCCAGGTCGGCCTTGTTGGCACCGGTGGAGCGTGAGGACGTGAGGTCCCAGCCGATTTCGTCAAACGCGCGTTGAAGCAGCGGTTGGAGTTGGTCATCGGTAATGCCCGAGGCTTTGACGCGCTTGAGGAAAGCGGTGTCTTTCTCGTAGGTTTTGACGGCTTTGGCGGCATCGCCCTCACCGACGGTATCTTCGGAGATGACTTTCTGTTCGATACCGAGTTCTTTCTCGACGAGTTCGAGGAAGAGCGAGCGGACTTTCGGGGCCACTCCACGGTAATATGCCTCGGCGTTGGCGTAGTCGAGGACTTTCTCACCCTTGGCGAGGGTGTTAAATTCTTCGATGGTGGCTGGCACGCTGAGGAATGCGGAGACTCCGAGGAGTGATTGTTGGATACGTTTCATACAGTTGGTTTAGTTTTAGTTGGGGTTGCCCGAGAAACGTCGAGCACGTTCTGTGTTCCCGACCAGCGACTCTGGCCGTTTTCACGAGATTAACATAAGCGAGGTAGCGAGGATTTCAAGTTATTTTTTGAGAGAATGGAAGAAATATGGGAGAGATAAGAATCTCCTTTATTTCCTCTTTATCCTCATGCGACCTTGAAGTTGGCGGTAAAGCCGTTCTAGTTTGCTGGGAGTTTGCAGGATGTGAATGGCATCGGGCAGACTCACGTAACCGTAGATGTGACCTAGGGCTACGAGAGTCGCGTTGCCGATGAAGGAAGATGTCACGTGTGTTTCGCTGTCGGAAAGAAAGTCTTGCAACTTAGCTTTGCGACAAAGATCCGGGAAGAGACGTTTGTTGTTCGCATACGTTTTCCATGTGGAGCGGTGGGCTTGTGGGAGGTCCTCCTTGCCAAACTCGATGTGTCCTAGAAGTGCAACTCCCAGGTGATCGAGTAGGGCGGTCATGCGGGTTTTATGTTTGACAGCACGGTGATGAAACCTTCGCGCAGCTCGTTGATATCGGCATAGGTGTCATCAGGCGGAGATGGAATGTCGTTGAAGTCTGGCATGTTCGCGAGAATCGCGATTAGTGTGGAGGAGAAGTAAAAATGCAGTTTGCTGAGGTTTAACAGGATGTTAATCGTCGTTCGTCCGCGGTTTACAAACTTAATTTCCTTCATTAACGTCGGGTCGCACATAATGTCGACGTACCAATTCGCCAGCCGTGGCGCGATGGTGTGTAAAGTCGCCATGCCGAAGGTGATACCGTTGAGCATGATGTTGTTGAGTTTGTGCTCATCGCCAACACAACCTTTCGCTGCGTTACTAATAGGAACGAAGATAAACGCGTGGATTTCGACAAACGCGTCAACGGTCATTGTCTGCGCGTTTTCATACCGCACTATCTCAGGCTCGAGGCGTTTGGTGATGTTGCGGTATAATTCGAACTCTGGAACTTGCGACAAGACAGATTTCATTCCGACCACGTCGGTGGTATTTTTGATTCTAGATAGTGTTTTCATTTGTTTGTGGTGTTTGGTGGTTTAAATTTGCGCAAATACAAGCTCGTCAATATAATCCGGCCCAAGCCCGAGGTCGCAATTAAGCGTATCGGTCATTTGCTCAAGCTTATCAAACGCTGAAAGCGTGTCGTCGTTTAAAATCGCGCGCAGCGTCTGCACGCAGTCTTCAACAATCTCACGCGCTTCGCCATACGCCAGCTCGTCGCGACGCATGATAATCCGCACGACCTTATCCACCCCATGCGATGGAGCAGTGGGTGTTTTTGTCGGTTTCACCTGCTCGTTTGACTCGGCAGCTTTTAACCTGTGCACGTGCAGCACAACAAACCCAGATGGAATCCCCATCTCAGCACGCGGTTCGATTACTCCTAACCGCACGAGTTCACTCCGAATCCCTTTATTTTCCGAATAGTCCTTAATCACAATACACCCTTCTGGCACATTGCTGTCAGGCATATTACTCGTAACTGTCATCATCGGCTCGCCGCGTTCGCTGACGAGTTGCAATTCTGTCTGTCCCGACGAATACTTGCCCCATTTAAAAGTGCAAACTTCGTCACAATACTGTGTTTTGATATGGTGTTTCATATATGTCAATGGGAGTTTCTTCTCCCACGGGAAAAGCCCGTGAGGATCTCTCCCCACGGGCGGTTTTGTTTATGGTATGAACAGGACTGTTAGTGCAGGTGGATGTAGGTTGCGTCCCCGCGGACTTCGATGTTGCGTACGTTTTCGGGCTTGAAGCCTACGACCGCGCGGAAATGTGCGTCGGACATGTTCTCGCCCCTTATGCCGAATGGCGGACCTGGGAAGTCTCCGCCGATGAGTGCGCCGGTGAACACCGCGGTCGCGCCCGAGAGTGTGGGCACGAAGACGGTGACGAGTTGGCCCCGTAGGGCGTCGAGTTTCTCTTTCATATATTTGCGTGTTATAGCATTTTTAACAGGTCTTCAAGCGATAGTTCTTTCTGTTTCTTCTCACGCGGTGTGCGTGGTTTTGTCGTGGTGTCGTGCGATTGTCGTGGCAGCTTCACGCTGATCTGCGTAAGGTTTGCCAATACCGTTTCGCGGCGTATCCCGTCGTTGAAGTCGACGACTGCGTGAACTCCGTCGGTGATGCGTAAGACGCCGTTTCCGAAGAGTTCGTGGGCGACCGGGCCGGATTGTGTCGTCCGCCATTGTCCCCAAGGGCGCGTGTAGTGGAACGCCGTGCGACGGAAATCGTCAGGATCGGCGGGGATGATAGCGCGACGGAAGGTGCGGTGACCGAGCCGAGGTTTGTTTCGGTCCATCTCGTCGCCGGCTTCGTTTACGCGATACCAGCCAAGGTCCCATGTCCAGGCATTGCCCGCTTTATCGATGACGAGCAGGCGGTCGGGACGCTTCTTCGGTTTGCCTTCGACGATATGTTTCACCTTCACTTTCGGTTCAGGCGGTTTTGGTATATCGTAGTGGCGGATGAGCCGTGCACAAAGCTGCTCGCGGTATTGATACGGCGCGTCTCGGACGGCGGAGTAGAGATCCTGTTGCACCGCTTTGTCGATGTAGGTTTGCGAGACGTGCGGTGGCAGCACGCTCTCGAATATCTGTCGAGTCTCTTTTGTCACCGTGAGCTGCCGTATAAACATCTCCTGCAACTGCCAGATGCTCTCGGGCCGCATTGATCTCGGCTCCGCGGGCGGTAGAATCTTCCCTTCGCGCGACATGCTGGTATATTCCCGTGGCTCAGGAAGCGGAACGATCACCGGGTGCTTGTCAAACACCCCGCACATATCCGCCATTAGCCCGTCTTGCACGTCTTCCGGCACCATTAACACAGCCTCATACAACCCGTACATCTGCACGTCGTAGGTAAACTGCACCATAAAACTCCCGCTCAAATGCGCGTCGGCAGTCATCTCGATCTTACAATCGACACTGCGAATATGCCTGAGCTTGTCTCTCATCATCAGCCACCTTTCCGCACTCATTTCCCCCTCCTTTCCAGTAGGACACCATCCTCGAAACCCTTCAGCCCGCGAGCATACGCCGCACAAGCCTTATGCGTCCCGTGCTTCACGACCAAACGCGAATCCTCGCGCTTTACCGTCACTACCCAATTCTGGTCGGGCCGACCCTTACCGAATCGCTTCGCGATCCTGCTATGTATTACAGTATTCATATTCATTTTCAACTTATCTCGATGGCCGAGCCTGCGCGCGGTCGCGAACTTCGCGACATCTAAACCTTAGCGCCTTCCCTTCCATCGCGTATAATCTACCACAGAACCGCTCGTTTTTCAAGCTGTTTCCTCCTTTTCCCAAAGAAATAACCCCTCTCTCCAAAAACTCTCCGCTAGCGCGCGTTTGCAAAGCAGAGCTTTCTGTCAACCAAGCCAACCCTGCTGTCGGCAAAGCAGAGCTTTCGGTGAGCATTCTCCGCCTCGTCGCGCGGGCTGTGCGCTCGCATCTCAGCTTTCTGCGCTCGCGTCTTGTTCAGCGCATGAACACGTTGTTGGGCGCTAGCGCGCGTTATAGCGCTCCCGCACGTTGTTGGCGCGTTCACGCTCGACCGCGCGTTTCTTCGCGTTGACTCGGATTTAGCGTATGCGTATGCGGCTTTTCGCCCATCCACCCACCCACCCGGCCCCCCTTCTCGCGGCTTGAAAGAAGGGGTGGATGGGTGTCTCACAGATAGTGTGTTTATGTTATATATTTTTTTTTCTTTTATATGATGAATATACCAAACCCCTTCAAAAAACCCCGCAGAATCAAGGGCTCGGGTGGGTGGGTACTCCGATTTTGGCGTACGTACCAAAAACAGCGTTCGGACAAAAACACGGAACGGTTAGAACGTGCTCGACATGTGCGAAAGCATGAGGCGAAACGACAAACGCACGTTCTCTCGTCAGCCTGCTGGCGTGTGCAACGTGTTCATGACATGAACAGGACAGGACGCGGATGCAGTTGGAGTGTGCTCGTCAGGTTTCTGAGTGCTCGCTATTGTTTGAAGGCTCGGGCGATATGTGTGGGCGTGACCGCGCTGTCGGTGCCGATTACTTAACCTTTCTTTATCTAACTGCTCGCACATTCCTGCCCGACATGTCGGCCCAGGCCTGGCTATTTTACAGCAGCTTGCTGCTCGTTTGCTCGTGCTCGATATGTCGCTAGGGCGGTGGCGAAAAGTGGCGCGTAGCGTGGGCGATCGTGTGCGCCCGATATGTCGGGAGGGGAGGGGCGAAGGGACGAAAACGAGCGGGCCAGTCCGAAGACCAGCCCGCCCGAGTGTCATGGAGCGGTGAAAGTGCAGAGCCATACGTTAGGACCCATGACATACTGGATGTGCATGACCCCTCTCGTAGACTGCTGTCTCCACCGTGCACCGGACAGCTTTAGCTCGTCACGGTCAGTATCGTTGGGCTGCGAGATCCATACATCCAGCACCTTACCGGTGAAGAAGACGGCCTCAGCCAACGTCGAAGTGTGAAACTTCATATGTGTGAAGCGAGCCCCGTCTAGGGTGGAAGCTCAATACCCGTGTGTGGATTACAGCAGTCCCTGGGCGTGGAACATCTGCACTATAGCCCCGATGAGGCTGAGTAGCAAAATGTATTCACCACGCTCGGGCGCTCCCGTGAAAGTGGCGATGAACCACTGTGTGCCGCGATACGCTAGCGATGGATTGTACTTCATGTCAGTGAAATATTAGAGTTGGGTGGAGCCCCTTACGGGGGCTAGTCGGATGTGAGCTGCATCACCTTGTGACTTCATAGCATCGGCTTGCCAGCGGCAGCGCGGCGTTCCTTGTAGTGGTTTTCAAGCCATTCCCTGTCGGGTTTGAACTCGCGTCCCATGTTCAAGGGATTCGCCTCAAACGCTTCCTTGGTCTGTTCAGGAGCCATCTCATAGGACTTCAGCGCGGTAGTGGCCGCGTCGATATCTTTCTGTGTGACCTTGAATCTCGACCCGCCGGTTCCGACTGCGTCCACGACAAGCCAAAAATCGTCAGGATTGATGACCTTCGGAAGTTCCGGGAACTTGCATGGACCTTTACGGTGCATCAACGTGTCACCTGCCAGCTCGATAAGCGCCCGGAGGCGGTTTTCGGTTAAGCCTGCGAACGCGTCCGCAACCGGGATTTGCGCGTCGTATTTACTCTCACCGTCCCGACCACTGAAGGTTGCGACGAGTTGCGAGTCAGCCAGAATGCCCAATTGTTCTTGTGTCTTATTCATTTTGTGCAAGCCGCCGACCTGAAACCATTTCAGATCGGCGGGTCTTACAAAATGAAAAGAGCGAACAATCTTCATTAAATAGGGGAAAAAATGCCACGAAATGAGAAGGACCGTAATTCCCGTTCATTTTTCAAGGGGTTCCTTTGCCACGTGCGCGCCGTGAGTCTATATACATTGTCTTTTCACGCTTTGCGCAATTTCACTCCCTGAGAAGCACGCGGGAAATATGAGAAGAAAGAATTTGCATGGGAGAGGATATGGTTTATCTTAGGCGCATCCGCGAAGCATCGCAAAACACACGCATACGACGAAACCATGAACACGCCCACTCAATCCCGGCCCACCATCCAACCCACCGTCCCACGGCCCGAACTGGAAGTCAAGTGAACGCAGCCGCACACGAACCCGACTCGACGCCTTCGGTCGTCAGCCTCGAACTGCCACTCAAACCCTGGCAGCGTCTCGCCGCGTCCATGTTCGCCACCGGCACGCCAATCCACAACATCGCGGTCCATGTCACCCAGCCCGTGATGGCGGTCTCGGACTTCATAACCTCACCGCGCGGCCAACAAATCATCTCCCAAGTCCTTAACGAAAATAAAGCCCGCCTCGACGACATGCTCGAGGCCGCGGCCGTTGACTCCCTCCTAACCCTCATCCGAATCCGTGACACCTCACCTCTCGACACCTGCCGCATTTCCGCCTGCAAAGAACTCCTCGCAAAGACCTTACCCGCCGTCAAAGCGCGTGAGCAAAAACGCGGTGAGTCTTCCGCCCACGGATCTGATCCGGAAGAAGAAATTCAACGTCTCCGTGCCAAGGTAACTCAAATCTGATCACGGTCTCGTTCATCACCTGAACAAGTGCAATTACGACATATACACGCAGGAGAGAGAAAAGAGTTGAGGTTTCAGCTCAGGTGGAATAATGCGGTTTTCGATGCGACTGGGATGGAGTTGTTGTTTGAAATGAGTCGGCCTGGGTTAGGGAGCAGTGCGACGGTGAGTAAGACGGTTGTGGGGGATGGGACGACAGCGAGTTTTGTGCTGGTTGGAGCGGACACGCTGAATGTTCAGCTGGGTTTTTATTTGGTTTATGTCAAGGCGTTTGTTGTAGGAGAAACTTATGTGGTGGGAACGGGCGATTTGCACGTGTTGCCGAGTTCTCCTGGACAAGGAACGGGCATCAGTGATGAGGACGTGTTGACGTTTGGCGGTGAACCTTTAACATTTGGAGGAGAACTTTTAACATTTTAATTTATGAAAGCGGTTGAAGATTTTACAAACGACGAAAAAATCGCATTTCGTAGTGCGGTTGGGGCGGAGACTGCTGGGGCGGCAAGTGCTGCACAGGCGGCAAGTCAGCCTGTGAATGCTAATCTAACGGCGTATGCTAATGCTGCAAACGCGGCTGCAAGGCGTACGTTGATTGGGGCAGGTACAGTTGAAACTGCAGCGGATGTCCTTAATCGGCTGCAAGGCGCGGAGGCTGATCCCGACCGCATCGGCGCAGAGTATTTGCCGGATGCCCTCATCCTCGACGCCGCATCGTCTAATCCAAATGGCGGGATGTCTGTTGCGAATGGCGATTACGGCCCGTTGACGCTCATATGGAATGGGCTGACATACTCTGACGGGGATTTTGATGTTTCTGTCGAATTGCTTCAACCAGAGGGATGGGTATGGCGGATAAAAAATTCAGATTTGTCCGTTATAGGATACGCTTCTTACACGCCGGATATCACGAGTTTAGTGGCGGGGGACTGGACTATGGAAGTCGGCACAGCACCGACAAGCATTGACTCTGATCGGTCTGTCGGTGCGTTTGTCGGACAAGCTTGCCGTTTGGGAGACGGTCCCGATGATTATAAATGGTTCCACTGGAATGGATACACTTGGGATTATGACGCGGAGCAAGTAAAACTTGCTGCAAACAAACTCGCAGGCCGCGGAAGCGGTCAGGGAGACGGACCTCTACAAGAGATCACCCTTGGCACAAACCTGAGCCTGAGTGGTAAAACGCTGAACGCTGCTGGCGGGACCATGGATCAAGCCGCGATCCAGACGGCGATTGCGGACAAGCCCGCATTCCGCACCAACATCGGCGCGATGGCGGACACGAACGCCGCGGTGAACACCGCGATTGCGGGGAATCCGGGGGCGACGAGGGCTGCTGCAAAAGCGGAGTTTTCCGGGATCACGTTTTACGAGGATTTCCAGCGATACGCCAACGGAACAACCATGCCGAACGATCAGACGTTTGTTCCGATCATCGGCAATCCGTGGCGGATCAATCACACCGGAGCGGGTGCCACGCCGATTGTGACGGGCGGCGCGTTCGGGGCCATTGACTCAAAACTATGGTATATTGGATCGGTTGCGCCATCACCCGGTAAAAAATTCTCATTTGGGTGCGTCATTGGAGCGTTTCCTAGCAGCAATCCGGGGGCTGTTGGAAACTGGTCTCTAAACATGAGCCTATCCGGCAAACAAATGCTCACTTACCCGGCGATGGGCATTAATCCATCATCGGTTTTGCACATCAACATGGATTTGGTTTCGGTGACTGCAATCGACTATTTCCAAACATCGTTCACGAGCGACGGAGCGGCGGATATTATTGTAATCACAGGTCACAATATGGCCACAGGCGACAAGCTATTGTTCAGCGGTGCGAGCTTGCCTAGCGGAATTACCTCGACTATGTATGCAATAGTGTTGAGCGACAACACATTCAAGGTGGCGTCGTCATATGCCAATGCAATGGCCGGGACTGCTGTGGACATCGGCACTTTGGCGTCGCCGACGAATCTGGCGACGTGCTCGATCAATGACATTGTATGCGTCAATCGACCGACGACTGCGGCCTTTCAGAATTTCAAACCGCCATACAACGCCGCGGATTTTACTTATGGACGTAAAGCTGGATTTTTGGTCGAGGTGGATGGCGAATTTATCACCGTAACACGGGCCGGTTTTGGATCTATTGTTTATCGCAGTCCGTCTCTACCGCGAATGATGCGGGAAGATACGCATTTTTGGTATGAGTCCAAAGGTGGTGACAGTGACGGGACAGGAAATTATTACGCCAATATTTACCAGGCATGGGCCAACGCGCCGTCGCTCGACCGCAAACACATCTGGGCGCTGAACTACCCCAGCAACGAATTGGTTGGCGGCGAATCAGCAACCTCAAAACTGAACATCATGGGGACATCAGGAGTGTCCGCATCCGGCAGCGAAGTGACAGTCGGATACGGCACACGCGGAGCAACGCGCGCGATGACAGTGGATCACGCTGGCAATGTGGCATTAGGAAACAGCGCCCCATACAACCAAACCAATTATCCCCCATTTCAGATTTTCAATATTGCCCAAAAAGGTAATATGGTTTTAACGAACAATGTGGGTAATTCGTGGGGGGAACGGAATGGATCTGTGGTATTCAACCACGCCGACAGGAACAGCTTTGGAACATTTATGGGAATCTCGGGAACATCGGGATACACCACCCTAGACAACGGCAGGCCGGTGGTTGTTGACCGTGCGGCTCAGGGTTTTAACCGCATTGATATTGGATGGAATAATGTTTTTTCGCTATCCGCCACCGACATCAATTTTTACACAGCGTCACATCCGAGCGACAATAACGCTCACTACACCCAAACCACGGGCACCAGACGCATGCGAATCAACCGTGTTGGAGCTGTGACCATCGAAACGGTTGGGCAGACTCTCGCGGTGAAATCCGGGACAAATGCGCTATCCGGCACCACCAGCGCATTGGTAGCAGGAGAGGCGACAATCGCCAGCACCGCCATCGACGCTGACACTGTAATCATGCTGACGCTCAAAACGCTTGGTGGCACCATTGGGGGACAACCCTACGTCAACAGCATCACGCCCGGCGTGGGTTTTACCATCACGGGTGGTGGTGCGTCGAACACTTCGACTTACAACTGGGTGGCCCTGAAAACGCTCGCACCATGACAAAATAAAAAACCATATCCTAACACCACAATACCGTGCCAAGCATCAACCGCAAAGCACCCGCGTAGAAACCACCCATGCTCCACCGAATCCACACTAACCTCGCCCATGTTTTTGAGTTTTTTGCGCTCGCCGTCGCGGCCATCGTCGCGCAGATCAACGCGCTGCTCGACGAAACATCGTGGGATCGGCTAACCGGGCGGCATGGCGCGTTGTTTTTCATGGCGATTGCGCTTTTGATTTTCTGGAATTCTAACCGGGTTGCCGAGAAACGCAGGCTGGAACACCTCGCCAAGCTCGACGCGAAAGAGGACGCCCGCCGTGAACGCGAGGAGACATTGCGGCAGGTGGAGAACGACGCCAGAGAGCAGCGCCATCGGGAGGCTATCGCCGTCCAGCAGGCCAATGCAGAGCGCATCATGGAGTTGACCGTCGAAGGCATCAAGGCGCAGGGCATGGTGGCAACCGCCCTAACAGAACTCAAGCACACGCTGGACGGCAGGCCGTGCGGGATGGTGAAGCAGACAATCAACTTCGACACAGAAA